CTACTTCCCGGAAGTCACTGGCGTGGGCGTCGTATCCTTGATATTGATAGGGTAGACATGCGCCAGGTAGAGGTAGAAGAAGCCCATCGATAGCGCCAGAGTAACGATACCCAGAACGCGGGTCGTAATCTTGACACCATCCTTGCTCAATTCGAGCTTTTGCTCCGCTCTCGCGATATCCAGGAGATTGGCGAGCGCTGGATCAGGCTCACTCTCCGACTTGCTGCGACGAACGGGTCTCTTGAGCAACGCATCCACGACACGTGAAAAGGTCGTGGAATCGTGGACGAACTGATACCAGGTGAGCGCCACACCCGATGCGACCATGAAAACTACCATCCAAAAGATAACCTGGGTATAGACTGCTTGGCGCTCAAATACCGAGCGCGTGTGCTCAGTGGTCCACGCCTCATATTTCGTACGGTTCGCCCAGCGCTCACGATCGCCAACCTGATAGATGTTGAACGTCTTGTTTTGCTCCTCCAAAGAGGCATAGTAGGCCGTCATTTGCTTGGCGGCTGCAGCGCGAATTTCCTTTAACTCTTCGTCAGTGAACTGGACTTCTCGCGGCAAGAAAACCGGCACATATGTGCGCACCGTCGTCGCGGCGTTTGTCGAAGCGGGCGCAATGGCGGGTGTGGCGCTGCTAGCCGGGGCCGCCGCAGCTGACGCTGCGGACGCAGGCGATTGAGCGACGACTGCTTGAGCGCTTGTGGCGGCAGACCCGATGCGGGGAAGAGCGCCGGTGAACAGTAGCAGCCACAAGACGCCCTGACGGAACGTGTTCATATCCATGGCAACTACTTCGGCGTGCCGCAGCATCCGGGAGGAATCGCTGGCGCCTCTTCCGCCGTTGGTCGGCCCAAGCCAGCTGGGGCAGGACAAGGATCGGGGCATGGCGTTCCCGGAGCGTCGGCCCTGCCGGGAGAGTTGCGCGAATAGGAATAGAGGCTCATTGTCGGCTGTCTCAGGTCACCAAACTGATTGAAGGCAATTCTCCCGGTTACGCCTGCATGTTCAATGTTCTGCAAGGCAGACAGATAATTCCTGGGATCCGACGACCTTGCTTGGACCATCGCTGCGATCAAGACATTGACCGCGTCGAAGGAGTAGGCATCAAGCGCGCTGGCTTGGGTCTGCGTTTTCTGCCTGTAGCGGTCCGCCCATGCCTTGCTCATCGGCATACGATTCAAATCGACCGTCGCATCGGTGCAGACAATGCTTTCAACCATGGGAAACGAAGGCGTCCTTTCGGAGCACAGTTCAGAACCTCCATAGACACGCAATGTTGAGGATGAGAATCCGCCCCGGTTGCCAAGTTCCTGGAATAGAAGTCTTGCCTGCTTCTCGCTTCCGCTGAGAAATATGGCATCTGGCCTTCGGCCGCTATCAAGGCGCCCAACGATGCTGGAGACATTCGAGTCGTCGTCGGCAACACTCTCAATCTGAACAAGCTCCATGCCCTTGGACTTAGCAGTTCGCCCGAACGCTTCCGACATCGTCCTACTGTAATCACTACTGCCGGCGACAACGGCCACGCGCTTGGCACCGCTCCGGGAAGCGATCAGCGCCAATCCCTCACCGAGGGCACGATCATTCGGCAGCAAGCGAAATACATTTCCGAAGCCCTGATGGGTCAACTTGTGAGCAGTAGCTGTGGCACTTATCTGCGGTATCCCACACTTCTCGTAGATCCGAGAGGCTGCGAGAGAAGCGCCTGAGCCGATATGTCCGACGACGCCGGAGACTCTTTGCTCGCACAACTTTTGTGCGACGTAAGTCGCTTGCTGCGGGCTGCTCGCGTCATCCTCCGCGATTAACTCAAGTTTGACGCGGCGACCACCGATCTGGAGGCCGCGGGCGTTGATCTCCTCGACGGCCATGCGTGCGGCATTCGCACTGCCGATGCCATAGGCGGCCAGGGGTCCAGTCGTCGAGCCCGCCCAGCCAAGCTTGACAACCTCCTGCGCGCCAGCGGACGCGCTTGCCCATACGACCAGCAGCCATACCCATCGTGCCATCCCGCTCTCCTCGTTCGTTCTCGGGAAGTTTCACGGCGGCCGGGTCAAGGGTCAAGCGTGGGGCCCAAGCAAACGGTGAGGTCGTCCCCAGTCAAGGGGATGCCGATGCGACCGGCGCTGTTTTGTCGGACTCTCGCCGCCGGGCCAGGGCCTTCGTTGCTCTGGGCGCCTTGGCCTTGCGCACGTTGATTGACGCGGCATCAAGCGTGTTCTTGATGTGCGAGGCATAGTAGGTCTCGATCATCTCGACGCTGGTGCGGCAATTCTTGGCGATCTGGTAGATGTCGGCGCCTTCCATCAGCCGCATGCAGATGTAGGTATGCCGCAAGCTGTAGGTCGTGCGGACATTCCCTTCGCGGTCATGCTTCAACTTCAACTCTGCCAGGATTGCATTGAATAACTCGCGCTGAATCTTGCCAAAAACCAAATCGGTCGGCTGCAGGTTCTTGCGCTGACGAACACGTTGGTACGGGTGGACCGCCCCGGGCATGCTCTTGCAATGGCCGACGCCGCGTTTGCCGCGCACTTCGATTTCCAAGATGCGCTGCCCGGTGGCGTCATCCTTGACGATGGTGATGTCGCGGTCCTCAAGACGCGCGCATTCGTCGGGCCGAAGGCCGGTATTGCCCATGAACAGGACATAGTCGTGCATCTGCTCGCACGCCTCGCGCCAGCGCTCGTTCTTGGGATTCCTGGCGCGTTCGCGCGTTGCCTCGTAGAGCATCTTGTACTCGGCGGGTGAGAACCAGGCGCGGTGGCTGATCTTGCCGGAGGTCTTGTAGGCGACCGTCATGTCTGGCACCGCCGGAATCCACCCCTTGCGGTTGGCGGTCTTCAGGATCTGCCGAAGCGTCACCGTTTCGCCATGCAGCGTGTTGCGGGCCGGGCGCAGGGCTTCGCCCGTTTTCGGATGGACCCGCGACGTTTGACGGTGGACGCGGTACTCCTGGATCAAGCCTGACGTGATCTCGGTGACGCGGCGATCACTGCCGAAGAACGGCAGCAGGTGCAAACGGACATGATGGCCCTTCTGCATGACGTACCGTGCGTTGCGCTCGCCTTGGGTGATGATCCCGTACTCGGCGAGGAAGGCCGCGCAGGCCTCGCCGAAGGTAGGACCAGTGGGCGTTCGCCGGCGCCGACCATCGGTCGGCGAGTCGGTTCCGACAGAGGGCTGGACGGTTCCGTCCAGCCGGGAGTCCATCACGGCGCGTTTGCGCCTTTGCTCCTCCACGTAGCAGATCAGGTACCACTCGCGAGCGAATGCTGTCGCCAAAGCGAGGTTGTCTTCCTTGGTGCTGACGCGATGGTTGCGCCCCCCGAGGTAGGTCGAGCACTGCCAGTGCGAGCTATTCTTGCGCTTGTAGACATGGACCTTGCCGTCCAACAACGTGACCTTCTCTGCAGGCATCTTGCACCTCCCAAACTGTGCAAGGAATGTGTAAGTCCTTTTCGAGCTCTTGTCAACTCATAAGATGTTGATCCGATTGAGGTTTTTTCTTAACCTTTGTTTTTCAATCCGCTTTTAAGTCCGCTGCGTCTGCCTGTTTCGCCATCCGGGCGCGCCGGCATTATGGCCATCGGAGCGCGGCGCCCCGCTCGTGCGGGCTGCGCCGCCGCGGTACAACCGGGGCCTGACAAGGCTGAAGCACCCGCGCCGTGCCGCAACGATGGACATCGACCCCAAGGACTTGATCGACAGCGCCCGCCAGGCCAGCGAGCAACGCGAGGCACGCGCCGCGCGGCTGAACGCCGCTGTGGCCATCACCGTGGCCGTGCTGGCCACCTTCATGGGCATCTGCAAGGTCAAGGACGACAACATCGTCCAGGCCATGCAGCAGGCCCAGGCCGACAAGCTCGACCACTGGGCCTTCTACCAAGCCCGCAACCTGCGCCAGGAAGTGGCCGAGGCGACGGCGACGCAACTGGAACTGGCGCGCGTGGGCGCACCCGCCGCGGCAGCCGCCGGCTACGAAGCGGCCATCGACCGCTACCGTGCGCTGGCGCAGGACCAGGCGAAGAAGAAGGATGAACTGCGAGCTCAGGCCGAACACGACCAGACGGCCTACGACGCGCTGAACTACCGCGACGACCAGTTCGACCTGTCCGACGCCGCCATCGCGATTGCCATTGCGATGCTGGCCGTCACCGCGCTGACGCGGCTGTGGGCGCTGTACTGGACGGCGCTGGTGCCGACGGTGTTCGGCATCGTCATGGGCGTGGCCGGGCTGACCGCGCTGCCGATCCATCCTGACGTGCTGGTGAAGCTGCTGACCTGAGGCGGCCGCGGAAGAGACTTTTTGGAGGCGCGATCCGGAGTCGAACCGGACTAGACGGATTTGCAATGGCCCGCCGCGCTACCTGCACGGTCTCCCGTCATAGGCGAGCACCTGGCGCAGGCGGCGCCTGGAACGCCGCAAACGCGCCGAAGTGGGCAACTTCTTCCCCACTCGATCAGCACCGGCCATCAGGGGCCTGAAATCGGCGCTGGCGGGCCTATCGACGCCGAGACGGTGGGGTAGAAGCCAGTCGCGGCCGTGGCTTGCCCTGCGGCTCTCGCGCCTTGCCCTTCGGCGGGTGGCACGGCTCTTCGCCCCCACTTGTAGCGCCGGCGCCGGGCGCGCAGCAGCAGCAGACTATGACGCGACGCCCTTGACCTTCTCGAACGTCCTGAGGCCACCGAGGCCCAGCATGCCCATCAGCAGGGGCCACATCTCCGACAGGTCCGCCGGCGACAGCGCCATCGGGTGTCCCACGTACGCGCAGGCGAACTTGGCGGCCGGCAGGCCGATCCAGTTCCACGCGCACGCCATGCCGCATACCCAGCCGATGAAGGGACGCCAGCCGCTGGTGAACACGCTGGGGCTGGCCGCCTCGGCCTTGTTGATTTCGAGCTGGCCTTGCACCAGGCTGAGTGCAGCGGCGAGCTGCGCCTGCTCCTGTGCGCTCTTGTCGGGCCAGATGGTCTGCACGACGGTCTTGGCCAGGTCGATGCCGGCCGTAATGGGGTCCAACGCCATGCTGCACCTCCTGCGGGTTACGGGTAGAACACTCGGTTGCCGCTGCCCGGCGGAACGATCTGTACGTGCGACCAGCCCTTCGTCGACGCCGGATGCTCCAGCCACAGGCCCAGGTCCACCAGAACCTGCTGGCCGCCGTGCAGCAGCCACTCGTCGAGGGCGCCATCGGGATCGTAGAGGTCGATGGCCTGGCAGGTCATGTGCTTGGACCGCGGCGCGGCGCCGGCGGTTGCCGCGTTGACGGCAGCCGGGCGCCAGCCGCTGCTGACGATGCTGCGGGTTTTCGGGTTGGTCTCCAGCGTGATGCCGGCGGCCTTGGCCAGCACCAGCAGCTGGTTCGCCACGCCGACGGTGATGGCAGCGTTGCGCCGCAGGTCGGAGCCCAGCTGGTGCTCGAACTCTTGGTCGCGGCCCATGTAGAAATCGGCGAGTTCGATCATGGCTTGTCTCCGGTCTCGTCCATCGATGTGCGCCTGCTTGTGCTGCGCTGCAGTTCCGCCACCTCCTGGCGTAGCTCGATCAGGTTGCGCTGGCATTCCTGCTCCAGCGCGATGAGCTGCTTCATCTGCTCGTGAGCCAACCGCTGGTCCTCCTGTGCCCGCTCTTGGGCTACACGCAGGTCGGCGCGGTATTCGCCACTCTCGCGACGCAGGTCATTGAGCTGATCACGAAACTGCAGGTACAGATTGGCACCCTGCGCGTCCACACGCCTTTGCAGGCCGTGCATGGCGGACCCGGCTGCGATGAGAAAGCCGCCGACCAGCAAGGCGATCAACAGCGCCTGCGACTCCAGCAGGTTCGGCGCCCATTGCGTGCGCGTTTCCCACATGCCGTAGAGGCCGACGATCCCGGCGCCAAACAGCAGCCCGAGCAGCACGCGACCCAGCGTCAGGCGGCTGAGGAAGTCGGCCACTGCTGCCAGTTTGTCGGCCGGCGGCTGGGGCTGATCGGCCAGGCCATCGGCAATGCGTCTGTTGGGCATGCGCCTCCCGCAATCAGTGATTGGCCAGCGCCCACAGCAGCCAGCGTTTGAGCTGCAGCTGCCCATCGCAGCGCTGCTGCACGGTGTTGGAATGGTCGGCTGCGCTATACAGGCGCAGGATGTTCGCGCCGCCACTGCCGGACCACTCTTTGACAAAGCCGGTGGCCACGGCCGTGGTCACACCATCGCCCTCGGCGATGGTCTCGCCCGGCAGCGAATTGTCATCGTTGTAGGCGTTCACGCGCGCCTGCATCGACTGCAGGCCGCCGATGATCTGCGGCCGGTCTGGCCACGTCGACCAGGCCCGCGTGACGTTGCCCAGCAGCGTGTAGGTGGCATCAGCGAAATGCCCGCCGGCGATGCCCAAATTCGTGTCCTGTGCGCCGAAGCTGGCGTGCCTCGGCCTGGGCACCGCCGGCGTCACCGCCGAGTAGTCGATGAATGTGCTACCGCTGGTGCTGCAGTAGTTTGTATAGCCCGCGCTGGGCTGGTGGTAGCACCACATCCTGTCGACCAGGATGCCGCCGGCGGAATGGCCGGCCAGAATTCGCAGCTTGCCGGCGCCGAACTCATCGACGACGTAGGGGGCCATATCACGACACATCTGCGGGTCGTCATAGCCGGAGTCGAATGGCCCGCCGGCCCAGAGTGGCACGCCAGGGTCATCGGGGTCGGTGGGGTCGCTGCGCGTATCCACGTCGCGGGGATTCCAGGGATTATTCCCGGCGCCCCACAGCGGATTGACGCCCATTGGCGCCATCGCCTGCACAGCGATCACTGCGCACCCCAGCGACTCCAATAGCGGCCAGCGGATCACGCTCGGCGTAACCGGGAACCCGGTCAGGATCCCCAGTGTCGCCAGGTACTGAAATACGTTGCCACCGCCGCCATGCAGCAGCACGAAAATTGCCCGGATCGGACCACGCGGCCGGCAGACGATGAACCGGTGCGGGTGCAGCGCCTCGTCACCGTCCTGCTGGTCGACTGTGCCGTAACGCGAGTTGAATATCTGCTGGTTGAGCAGCAGGATACCCGGCGGTATGCGGGCGAGCAGCTTCACGGCAGTACCTGGGCCTGTAGACGCCCATATGCGGCCAGGCCGGTACCGCCGGTGAAACTGGCCTGCACGTTGAGGTACACGGTCGTGAAATCCTCGTCCTCCGACAGGTCGAGAAAAATGTCCGGCACGACATAGCGCGGGCGGGTCACGAGCGCGCCGGATTCGCGGTGCTGCGAGAATTCCAGATCGGTGGCTGACACATAGTCCGCGGTCGTGCTGATGCCCTGCACTGACAGGCTCAGGATCGGGCCCGTGGTGGGCGTGAGACCCACGACGCCGAATAGCCGCACGCGCCGCTTTGGCAGCACCAGCGAGACGATCGTCAACGCCGTACCGCTGGTCAGCGGCGCCGCATCGCCTTCATCGAGCGCAGATTCCAGCAGGTCGAATGGCTTGACGTTGTACTGCGCGGAACTCTCGGTCGACCCCGCAACCACTTCGATCGTGTCGCTGTCCTCTTGGTCCAGCACCGCGGCCTCGACTGCGGCCAGGCCGGTCTCAAGGTCGGCCAGGCGCGGCGTCAGCGCGGTGTTGAATGGCCTGGTGGTTGCCATGGGAGGGGGCCTTTCAGGCTGCGTCGCCAGGCGCTACCGGCCAGGCGACGTTGGTTGGGAATCCGGCTTGGGCCGGCACGTTGCGCAACGCCTGCCGGTAGGCCGCCCACACCGCGCGCCGGGCGGGCGCCAGCGGCGCATCGAGCATCTGCGTCCAGTCCGACGCGGCCAGGCGCCGGTCACGCAGGGCGCGCGCTTGCGCGGCCTGCCGGGCCATGTGGCCCGCCGGCGTGAGCTTGGGCAGCCAGCGGTGCGACGCTGCGTCCCAGACATGAGTCTCCAGCGCCGTATCGGCCGGCGCCGGCGGCACGTAGGCCACGACCTGGCCGGTGGCCACGTCCACACGCCACCGGGCCGCGTCGTGCGCGCCTTCGATCCAGCCGGCCGGCTGGCCACTCATGTCGGCGGTGGTGACGCAGCCGGACAACAGGCCGGTCGCCGGGCTGTACTGGCTGTAGCGCGGCTTGCTCATCGTTTGAGCGCGGCGAAGCGCAGCAGAAAGCCGTTGGTGGTTTCGGTGGCGCTGGTGCCGGGGCCTGTGCCGTCGCCGAGGCTGATCCACCCGTAGTACGCCATCGTGACCGTGTGGCCGGCCGGCACGCTGAAGCTCTGCAGGCAGGTCTCCACGCCATCCGCAGCGAAGTCGGGGTCGGCAGGCGTGACCAACGGCGCCTGGTTGGGCCCGTAGGCCGATACCCGCAGCAGCGTGGTCGAGGCCGTGACGTCATCAACCTGCACGTAGGCCGACAGGCGCACGTCCTGCGTCCAGTCGCTGGACAGCGCCAGGCTGCGATTGCCGTGGTACGACAGTTCCACCTCTACGTCGCCCGCGGTGTCGTTGACGTAGGTGAGCGCCGGCGCGTCCAGGAACGGGAACCGGAATTCGTCCAGATCGGTGTCGGTGACGACATCCGTGGCGGTGAGGTAGGTCGTCGCCTGATACTCGATGGACGTGTAGCCCTTGGCAGTGGCCGCCTCGTCGCCGATGTGCTCGGTGAGCACGGCGATGTCGATAGGCCCGTCGCTGACCCAGTACGCCGGCGTGGTGCCGATGACCTCGCCGCTTTCGGGATCCTCGATGTCGGCGTACCAGGTGGCCGGCGTGCCGTCGTCGGTGTACCAGTAGGCGGTGAATTCGGTGACGATGGTGCCAGCGATGGTGAACTGGGCTATCGCCGCGTCCACGCTCCAGTTGCCCGATGTATCGACGTGCTTGGCCAGGATGGTGTAGGTGCCGTCCGGTGGCCAGGGCCACAGAAAATCACGCACCTTGCCTTTGAAGATGGGCGCCGTATCGTCGGACCATGCGCCCTCTACGTGCAGCTCCGTGCTGCCGTAGTCCAGGTCGACCGGCGAATCCCAGGTGAATTGCACGCCGCCCGCGTAGAAACGCATGCGGTAGCCGAGCACGTTGCCGGGCGGCGCCAGCTTGCCGCCGATCTGGTACAGCACCGTTCCGCCCCACGGCCCACGCACGTATGGCAGCGTCTGCACGGCGCGATGCCGGAACATGTAGTAGCGGCCAGCGAGCAGGCCGCCGATGAGCGCGGACGTGGCGGCACCCTGCTCGCGCCAGGCCGGCCAGTCGCCGGCAGGCGTGGCGGCCGCGGCCTCTGTGTACTGCACTTCGATCTCTCCGCCCTGGCGGATGTTGGCACCCACGGCGGCCGTCCAGCTGACGGCCGTCATGGTCTGCACCGTGCCATCAGCCAGCACGATGGCCACGCCGTCGGCCACGGCCAGGCCGGTGAGCTGCTCCACGTCCCACGGTCTGCGCAGGTTGCTGTCGGGCGCGGGATCGCGGCCGACCAGCTCGGGCAGCGGCTCGTAGATGGCGTCGGTGATCTCGGCCAGCTGCAGCTTGATGCCGCCGTTCGGGCTCCACCTGCGGCCGATCACCTCGGCCGTTTTGCCCAGCGCCTCATCCATGCCCTGGCGCGGCAGCAGCAGCGTGCCCACGTCGAACAGGCGCGCCTGGTAGGCGTAGAGGTTGCACATCGCCTCGATGCGCGTGCCGGCCTGCGCCTCGCGGATGGCGATGCTGGCCAGGTGCTGGGCCTGGGCGATGTGGTTGACGCCCTCGTACGTAACCTGCTCGGCGCGGACGCCGTGTGCGGCGATCAGCGTCTCGTCCGAGACGCCGGGGTATGGCAGCACCTGGTAGCGCTGCGCCGGGTCTACGCAGGAGCCGGTGATGCGGTTGATACGCTGGTCGCGGCTGAAAGCGTTGGCGCCGCGGAGCACGGGGTCATTGCCCGGCTTGCCATCCCTGCCGAGCTTTTGCGCAAGCCAGGCCGTCGTGAGCGTGAATGTCGACGCGGCTTTCACACCGGCGCGAAAGCGCCACAGGCCACCGTCCCAGCCGTCGCTGCCGGCCATGGCCGCCATGATGGCGTCCATGGCGGCGCGGCGCGTGTTGGGGTCTGCGTCGGCCGGGATGGTGATGCCGCAGGTGTAGCGCGGCAGCGTGACGGTCTCGGTGCTGTCATCGGCCTTGCGCAACGTGAATTCGGTGGAGACATCGCAGGCGTCTGCAGCGGCCATCACGTCCGCGCGCGGGATCTCTGCGGCCGGCAGCGCCCAGCCGCCGGACCAGCGGGCGTAGTGGTCGGCCTGCAGGGCGGCGTTTTCGCTCCATGTCCAGGTGTCTGGATAGTCGATGCGGTGCGAGCCGCTGCCGCCGGCGACGGTGGAGTCGAGCCGGGCGTCGTACAGTTTGGCGCCGCGGAACACGGCCGTCACCGTGGGCCGGCCTTGCGTGAATACGTCGGTGTCGAAGAGCACATCGACAGCCGCCAGCGCGATGCCGGCAAAGCGGTCCGTGGCCGTCAACTTGCCCGGGTATTCAGCCGCCAGGTCGGCGCCGACGTTTTGGCTGATGGTGCCGAGGTAGGGCCGGATGCGCACCAGCGAGGTGGCCGCGGTGTATTGGTAGTTGACCCAGATGTCCGCGCCGGCCAGACCGCCGGTGACGGTGGCCGTGGTGCCGACCACGCTGACCGAGGCGGCGCCCTGCTCCATGTATTCGCCATAGCCGGTGCTCCACACCGCCCAGGCGGCGCCGCCGATGGGCTCATGCGACAGGGCGACGGTGGCGGCACCGGCTTCGTCGAGCGTGCCGTGGTCGATGGCCGACTCTCCACGCGCTTTGACGTATGGGTGCTGGTACAGCTTGACCGCGATGGCGGACGCCGCCAGCGGCTTGAGCAGGCCGGGCGCGGCCAGCACCACCGTGCCCGGGGCGCCGATGCCGGCGGCCACCTGGTAGCGAGTGCTGTCGCCGTCGAACAGCACCGTGTCGCCGGTAGCGATGCTGCCGGCGCCAGTGATGAGCGGGATGGCCGTGGTGCCGACCGCGAAGCCTGCGGCCGTGGTGGTGTAGCCCGAGGCGGTGCCGACGCTGGTGGGCTGCACCCAACCGTCAACGTCGAGCGTGACCAGGTCGTCGTTGAGATACCACTGCTCGAAGCCGTCGATCTCATGGCCGGCGAAGCTGACCACCATGGTCAACTTCTCGGCGTTGGCGCCGCTGGTCCAGGGGGGGCGGCGCACGCCTTCCACGGCGCGCACGCGGCCCATCACCAGCGTGCGCGGCGCATCGGGCGTCAGGTCGACCATTTCCAGCCGGTCTTTGAGGCTGGCGTTGTAGGCCGAGATGGCCCGGCGCCGGTCGCGCTTGGCTATGCGGCTCTGGTGCGCGCTGGACGACACGGCGATGAAAACCTGCCAATCGCTGGTGATGTACGAGTAGATGAAAGACGCGACTAGCGCGATGCCGCGACCGAGGCTGAGTCCCATCTCTAGGGCTGCTTGAAGTAGGCGGCGTTCGGCCAGACCACGGGCCCCGCATCGGTGGCGGGGTCAAATGCCATCGATGTATCGCCCAGATACAAGCGCCGCTGCTCGTCGTCGGTGTAGAGGCTGGGCTTGGGCCGCAGCGCGGCATTGCCGTGGTGGACGGCGGTGAACAGCACGCTGGCCTCAGGCCCGTCCTGCCAGCCGGGGATGTCCATCTCCCCGCTCCAGGCCAGCACGGCGTCGGCCACCTCGCCGGTGTCTGGGTCCACCCAGGCGTCGTACACGCGCACGGTGGCGCCGTCGACATCATCGAAGGCGAATGCGATCTCGGATTCGGTGACGCCGGGCAGCGCGAAGGTCTGGCCGTTGAGGCCGTTGACGGTGTCCTCGATTTCGCTGATGGCAATATCGACGGCGACCCAGTCGCTGCCGTCCCACGCCAGCTGCGTGCCGCATGCAGCCCAGCGCTGCGGCACGAATGGGCCGACTTCGAGGCCCGTCAACGGGTCCAGCTGGGCGATGTAGACGAGCTGGATCACCGGGATCCGTTCGCCCGCGATCGCGCGGGCCAGCAGCGCCAGCCCTTCAGCATTCATCGCCATTTCAGGCCACCTTTTGACGAAATGGCAGGCTGATGCCGAGCTGCACGGCGCTGGGGCTGAAATCGAGCATCAGCCCATCGGTGTCCAGCTGCCACAGGCCGGTAGGGCCGCTCAGCACCACGGCCGCGCCGGCGGCTATGGGCCGCTGCGGCGGCAGGGTGAGCGGCACCGTCATGTGCCCGGCACCGTCAGCCACAGCGCCGGCATAGCCGACCTGGAGCAGGTTGCCGCCGATGCCGAAAATGTCACCCGCCAGCAGCGTGGCGCCCACGGCGCCGCCGGCCAGCACCAGGCTGCTGGCAGCACCCAGAACGTCGGCATTGACCGTGATGGCGCCGCTGAGCGTGCCCAGCAGCGCGCGGCGGTGCAGCGGGCCGAAGCGGAGGTAGTCACCGCTGCGGTCCAGCGCCATCAAGAATGCCGAGCGGCGGCCGGCAGCCGCATTGCCCTTTACAGGGCCGAGCTGCAGCGTGGCCAGCAAACGGTCAGACAAATTGCTGAGGCTCTGCCTATCCCCACTGAAATAGCCCACCGACGCTGCCTTGGACGTGCTGCTGCCGAATGACATGCTGGCCGGCAAGAACGCCCTGTCCAGTGGGAGATCGACCGTGGCCATCAGCCGTACCGGGCCGTCATGCGCGCTTCCAGGCCGGCGACGGCGCCCTGGATCAACGCAACGTTGTTTTCGCTCACGTCGCCCTGGATCTGGATCGGCGCGTGGACCACGATTGATTTGCCGCCGGCGTCTGCGCTGCGCGCCTGGCTCGCTGTCAGCACGCGCTCGTCCTTGTGCAGCACTGCGCGATAGTTGTCGAACGGCACGCGGTCCAGGCCGGTGGCATGGAAACCGTCAATGACGGACCAGAGGCCGGGAGCATTGGTCAAGTCGAAACCGCCGCCACCGATGACACCGGACAGACCACCCAGCAGCGGGCGCACGACCTGCAGCCTGATCAGCTCGTTCAACGCGTAATCGACGAAGCTGTGCACGTCGCCCTTGCCTTTGCGCAGGCTGTTGGTGAGATCGTCTTCCAGCGTGCCGAGGCCGCGGCCAACGGCTTGCTGGGTGGCGATGCCGGCCTCTTGCGCCGTCTTGACGTAGTCCTCCAGCGCACGCTGGGCGCCGGCGACGGCGTCCAGGCGCACGTCAGCCTCTTTGCCGGCGAGCTGGCGGCGCAGCGCGATCTGGTCGCGCAGGGCCTTGGCGTTCAGCTGGCGCGCGTCGGTCTCGGCTTCGGTGCCTTCGATGTTCTGCAGGCCGATGATGGTGAGCTCTTCCTGCGCGGCCTTGTCTTCGAGCCGCGCGATGCGCATCTGCTCGATGGCCTGGGCCGTCTTGCCGAACTCCTCGAGCTGCTCGCGCAACGCGTTGTTGCCGTCGACGCGGGCCGCCTTCTCCCGCTGCAGATCGGCCACAGCCTGGTCGGACAGCTTTGCGCTGTAGCCGCGCACCTGCAGCTCCAGGCGGCGCAGCTGGAGTTGGGCATCCAGCGCGGGCAGCGAATCGGCGATGGCCTGCAGGCTGCTGCGCTGCGACGCGGTGAACTTGGTCTCACCGTTGTTCAGCTCTTCGAGCAACTTGATGCGCTGGGTCTGCAGCTCGGTGAGCTTGTCAGCGCCGACGATCTCCAGCGATGCGGCTGTGGTGGCCATGCCGATGGACGATGCGAGCTTCTCGTACTCCTTGGCCGCCTTCTCGGCGTCGGCTTTCGCCTTCGGGTCGATCTCAAAATTGCCGACGCTTGGCAGCGTACGGCTGCGCAGCCCACCGCCGCCTTCACTCGGCGGCCGATGCGTGCCGACCATGAACTTGTCATAGGCCTTGTTCGCCGCGTTGAAGTCCTTCGCCAGCACCCTGGCTTGCGCATCGATCCGGGCCAGGTTCTCCTGCGCTTCCTTGAACACTCGCGGGTCCATCCTGTCCGGGCCGGCGTTGACGATGCTCAATGGACCCATGCGCTCAACACCCAGCGACAGGAGCCGCCATGCGGTGGTGATGCGATCGATCTTCGTCGGCGTCTCTTCCAGGCCAGCGATCTTCAGGACGCCGCCCTCCCGGAACTGTGCGAACAGCTTGTTCATGGCCGGCACCAGCTCCGACACAATCGAGCGGGCCGCATCGGTGCTGTTCTTCTGCAGCTGGAACAGTTCTTGGTTGAACTTCTCCGCCGCTTTCGCCTGCTCGGCGGTGACCGTTGCGTTCAGATGGCCCTTCTCGGCCAGATCCTTGAGGAACGGGCCCACTTCCTCGACGCTCTTGCCGAACAGAACCTGCACCAGGCGAGCCTTCCTGCCTTCATCGGTGTAGCCGGCCAGGGCCGTGGACACCTTGAGCAACGCCTCGGCCGGGTCGAGCGTCTTCAGCTCCGCGACGCTCAGCCCGATGGCCTTGAGCGCGGCCGCCTGCTGGCTGTCCGGGATGGCCGCCGTCAACGTCTTGTTGAGCTTGATTACCGAGGCGCCAACCGCCTCCATGTTGGTGCCGGTGCGCGCAGCGATGTCTTCCAGCGCCGACAGGTTTTCGACGCTGGCGCCGGTGGCGTCGCTCAGGTCGTTGAGGTGGTCGATGCCGTCGACCGTGGACTTGACGAATGCGGCGATGCCGGACACCGAGAACGCCGCGGCGAACGCCGAGCCGACGCCGACGGCCACGAGCTTGAGCCCGCCAAAAGCGGCCTCGATGCCCTGCGCCGTTTTCTCCGAGATGCGCCCAGCCTTGTCCATGCCGGCCTGCAGCTCGGCCAGCTTGGCGACCAGGTCGATGGAGAGCGTTGCGAGTGCCATTCAGGCATCTCCCTTGTCGGTGCGGTGCAGCTTCATCTGCGCCAGGCGCGGCATGAGTTCTTCGATGTCCGTGACGCCGAGCCAGCCGCACACGAGCGGCAGGCCGGACCAGTCCACACCGCCCGAGTCGGTCTTGAGCAGGGCGTACACACGGATAGCCATGTCGTCTTCGGCGGTGGCTACTGGCGGCTCTTCGCCCTCGAACTCGACCCCGCGCGCCTGGTCGATGAGGGCTCCGAGTTTTTTGCCGTGTCCACGCGCTTCTGCAGGTAGGCGGCAGCGGTCTCGACCATGGCCTTAGCCACCACGGGCAGGTACCTCGCCCGGTCCCGCACCACGGCGGCCCACAGGTCCCGGTGGAACGGCAGCGGGTCGCTGCTGCCGACGGCGGCGCCGAGCAAGTCGGCCTCGGTGAACCCGGACCAGTCGCAGGCGTAGTCGATCACGTGCTCGATACGCACACCGCGCAGGAACTGCGGCAGGTCCACCTCATACGGGCGTCGGTACTTCAGGCGCTTGCCATCGGGCAGGTCCACCCAGGTTTCGCGTTGCGCGTCCAGGCGCGCGAGCAATGCGGTCACGTCCATGGGGATCAGACGTTCGGCTTGACGCAGAAGCCGGGGACGTTGACCGCGAACGTGCCCGTGGCGCCGCCGCCGGCGCTGACGGATTCACCCGGCAGCGACGGCACGCCGTAGGCTACCCGCAGCACCCGCCCGGCCTTGCTGATCTTGATGAGCACCGGCAGACCGCGCATGGCCTTGGTGGCCACGAACTGCATGGCGGCGCCGTCGACCTCTTGATTCTTGATGCCGACGTTCAGCGTCTGCGCGGCCAGGTTGCCGCTGATGTTGCGGTCCTTCGTTTCGTGCAGGCGGTTGTCTTCGATCTGGCCGGCCGCGCCGCCGCCGACTTCGTAGCTGGCAGCCTCCGACACGGTGCCCCAGGTGGCGGCAATGGTGTAGGAGTTGCCGGCCGCCACGTGGGTGCTGTAGTCGGTGCTGTCCAGGCCCGGCATCTCGAACGTGTCCGTCGCGACGTTGTTGACCATGAAGCCCTGCTCGTCCAGCTCCACCATGCCGCCGGCGGGCATGAGCCAGAAACCGACGCTGCCGTTCGACAGGCCGTGCGCGGCGTCAGTGACCTGCGGTGGATTGGCCTTGGTGATGAGGGTGGCGCCGGCGACGACTGCTGCGCTGAACGTGAGGGCGACTTCGACTTTGCAATTGCGCCCGGTGATGGTTCCCATATCGGTCCTTTACAGAGGTTGCGGGCACACGCGCCCGGGGTGGCGAGAAAACAGGAAGGGCCGCACGTGGCGGCCCTTCTGGGGTTGGGATGTGGTGGGCGTCACACCCACCACTCCACGTCGAGCACGACACCGTCGAGCCCCAGCTCGGGGTCGAATGTGGTGGAGCGACTGAGCACGGTCACGTCGTTGGCCGGGTTCGCGGCCGCGATGGCGGCCACCACGGCGTCGGCCACCTGGCCGGCAAGCACGCCGTCTGGAGCCCAGCATTGGGTCGGCAGGCTGACCTGGTCGGACAGGACCGTGCCGTCAAGCGCTTTGTCTTCGTTGTGCGTGGCGCTGTAGACCACGAGCGAGCCGGTCATGCCGTTGGGCACGGCGTCTTGCGCGATGCGCGTGCTGACCAGTGCGGTCAGCGGCGCATAGGCCAGGAGCAGCGCGTGATAGTCCGTTTCGATGCTCATGGCGGCGGCGCTTTCGGGCGGTTGAGTTTCTGGATCTGCGGGCCAATGGTCTTGATGAAGGCCTGCAGCGCCGCGCCGAGCTGGGCGGCGCCGGCTTCGAGGAAGCGGACGCCCGGCAGGGCGCGGGCATTCGTCGCGGCGCGCCGGACCTTGAGGCCGAAGACGCCACCGCCACGCTTGACGCGACCGGCCGCTGGGCGCCAGCCCCAGTTGATCCAGCGCCAGTAGAACGGATCGTTCGGATTTTTGGCGCCGCGTGCGCCCTTCTTGGCCGGCCGCACGTTGACGAAGACGCCCACGTCACCGCCGCGGCGGGCCAGCCGGCTGGTGCGCACGCTGATGGCCCGGCGCAGCGTGCCGGGCTTGCGGTAGCCGCGGCGCACCATGGACGACGCCGACGACAGCACCGGCGTGGCCGCCCGCGCCGCACGCTGGACCACGCGGGCGCCGGCGGCCAGCGCGTTGCGCAGCGCGCGGTAGCGCAGCTTGGGCACGATGCCGGCCAGCGCGGCTTTCAGGTCCGGGATGCCGGTGATTTTGCTTTCGATCATCGCCCGTCCCTGACGCCGGCCACGCACAGCAGCTGCAGCCATTCGTTCATGCCGTCAACGTTGATGGGCCGGCCGACCAGTTCGAAGGGCTGGCTGTTCCACAACACGCGCCAGCTGGGCAGTACGTCCGCGCGGTAGCGGATGAACCACTTGGCGTCCAGCGTGGCAATCTGCTGGCCGGCGGCGGCTATGTCGGCGGCTATGTCGCGCGCGGTGACGAAGCCGGGCTTGGCCCATACCGTGGGGTCGGTCGGCACGTTGCCCCAGGCGCCGTTGGCCTGGCCCAGGGCATCCTGTCCAGACGCCCGGACTTGCAGGGTGATGCGCTGGGTCAGCTCGCCGGGGTCGATCATCAGGCGGCCCATGTCAGTACAGCCGCGCCGGGTCCAGGATGCGCAGCAGGAACGGATAGGCGGCGGGCATGTCCGTCACCGTGAGCGTGGGATCGCGCAGCATCATGGTGACCACCGCGCGAACGAAAGTTTTGACGCACTCCGGTACCGCCGCAGCCGCCGCCGCGCCCAGCGTCACGTCGATGCGCACGCGGGGCCCGATGGCGATGTCACCCAGCAGGGGCCATGCCATCGTCAATGCCGGGGCGATGCTGAAGCCGGAGCCGACCGGCGCCCACGCATACGCGTTGGTGGCCAGAACTTGCCAGGCGCTGCCGTCCCAATAGGCGATGGCGAGCGATGACGGGCGGTAGTACGGAAATGTCGTGGGCCGCGGCGTGCAGGCGGCTGGCGCGGGAAACGCATCGAGCTCGATGCGCCAGGTCTGCGCCATGAAGCGTTGCCGCGTCTCTTGCTCGGCCAGCTCGCGCGCGGCCTGGATGGCGGGCGTGATGATGCCGTCCCATTGGCTGCCGTCCACGCGCGCGGAGAGCTTGGCGTCGGCGAGCAAGACGGGCTCGGCGATGGGGGGGGTTAGGAGGTATTGGTTCATTGGCACGAGGCGGTTGATGAGGCTGGCGCGCTCACACATCCATCGTCCAATTGACCGTAGACGTATCGAGAGCCGAACTTGAGGAAATCGCGAATGACGCACCGACAGACTTGGCACTGACGAATAGCGCACCCAGCGTGCCGCCAGCCGTATTGAGGCTGAGTCTGATGCCAGCTGCCGCAGTGACAGCGGCGTTGTTGACGGTCACCGTCCCCGCGACGAGCACCGCAGTCCCGCTGATCTGCGTTTGCACGCGCGTGGCACCACCAGGCGCTTGTGAATAGAGGCCGATACCGGTGCCGTACGCGGCGTTGGTGTTGTAGTAGATGGCGCCGTTGTTGATGCCGCCCCACTTGCTGGCGTCGTGCTGCGCCCAGCCATCCGAGGCGCGCAGGCGCAGCGTGCCGCTCGTTGACGTGAATGTGATTCCTGGCGTCGAGCTGGCAGGGTCCGCTTTATTGCCACTCTGCCAGAGGTTGAACACCAGCGTGTCGCCAGCGGCGGTACCGATCTGCAGCCAGTTCGTTGCGTTGCCGAAATCGTTGCCAGAGGCCTGCAGGTCGATGGTGACGCCAGATCCGTAGCAGAGGATCGGTACCGCAGCGCCCGGCGCTCGGAATCGGTTGTTGTTGACGCGCAGCTTGGCGCTGAAATTGACGCGCAGCGCGGAATAGCCATCGAAATGGCTGTTGACAACGCTAATGTCGGGCGTACCAGCCAAGGCTGCGGCCAGGTGCGCAGTGCCAGCCAGCCGCACGTTGTCGAATTCGACCTCTCCCACGGACGTGGTCGACCCGGCAATCACGACATGCGAGCCGCCAGCGCCTGTCGTGCTGGCCTCGTAGTCGCGCACCGTGACGCGGCCCAAAACTGTCGTCGCGTCGGCCTGGATTAGGTAGCGCGCTGCCGCGATGTCCATCACCATGCGGCTCCTCGGCTCGACGATGAGCTTATTGACCGTCGCGCCAGTGCAGTGGATGTAGCCGGTGGCCAGGTCCACCGTCGCGCCAGGGTAAATGCCGGAGATGTCCAGCGTACCGATGGTGATACCGATGCTGTATTGCCCGATACGCAGCCCCTGCGCTCGCGGCAGTCCGAAGAAATTGCGAAATCGCACCGTTCCGACCGCCGTCGCGGCTACTGAGCTGGCCGATGGAGGGCTCAGCACGGCCAGGCGGTTGCACTTACCAGTCGGCGCTCCGATATCGTCCACGATGGCATCGTCGAGGATGTTGTCCGATGTGGCGTACAGCGCGACGATATCCTCGCCGCAGCGGTATGGCTTGAGGTCGCGCACCGTCAACCCGATGCAGGGTCCCGTCATGGTCGTGCCAGGGATGTCGTACTGCGTGTACCCGGTGTTGTCCGGCGTGTACGCGAAAAAATCGTCAGCCGTCGCGCCACGCAACCGCTGCACCGTCGCATCGAGGCACATGCCGTGCAGGTGCACGCCGTCAGAGGCGTTCTCGAAATGCAGATTCGAGACCAGCAGCCCGTCGGTATTGACCCCGTAGAGCCCGTATTTCGGAGCATTGAGAATGCCCATATCGCGCACAGTGCTGCGGCCGACGTTATTTAGCACGATCGCATGCGCGCGGTAGTCGTAATTGGCCTGGTTGTAGGCGCCGTTGTAGTCGAGATCACCACCCTCTATCACGATGCCCAGATTCGCACGCGACGCCGTCATCGTGCCGGTGGTTGAGCCGAGCGCGATTTTTTCTGGCACCCAGAACGAAAACATCGTTGCTGACAGTACTTCAGCCACCTCTTTGACGCCGAAATAACCGAGGCTGCGGTTCGCCGCATAGCTGGTGTTGTCGCCGCCGATGCGAACGCCGTTGAGGGCCGAGAGGCCGTGGGCGTTGGAGCCGCAGTCGGCGACGGCGAGCCGCGTGCCGGCCAGAGCCGGCAACGTCGTGGCAGCCGCGCTGAACGCGAACGTCGCGTCGCCCGTGCCTCCCGATTTCGTCAGGGTGCCCGAGGCTTGCGGTGCGCCGGCGGCCTGGCAGACCACCGTGCCCGCGCCGCCGCTGATCGACACCTGCAGGACGTAGTACGTGACGCCGTTGTTCGTGTAGGTGGCATCTTTGGTCGGCGATACCGTGACACCGCTGACCGAAAATGTGTACCGGCCGCTCGGGTAGTCAGTGATGCCGTTGGTCACTGTGACAGCAGCCGATTGCCAGTGCTCATTGACATAGATCGGCGCGCTGACGCCAGCAGCCATAACCAAGCGTGAGCCAGGAATTTGCCGCACGCGGCTGCGGTTGTACAAAATCAGCGATTGGTTGACGCCAAATGCACCGCCGTTTGCCGTGCCCATCAAAATGTCACCGCCGAGCGCGAGGCGATCCAGGATGCGCGAGGTATTGTTCGCGATGGCGCCGCTCGTGGCGCTGGCATCGAGCATCAGCGGCGCCACCGCTGCCACTTGTGCGGAGGTGAGCAACACCGGCGCGCCGGATGGACTCTCGATCTCCCACCCCTGATTCGCCAGCAACAGCGCCAGCGCCACCGTCGGGTCGACAGAGCGCAGCTCCCCCGGCCACCACCGCGAGCGCCGCCCTGCGCTCTGCGGCTCATAGAGCGGCACATCGCCCGTGAATCGAATCAACTGTTCAGCCATGGTGATCGGCCCTCGTCAAGAGGTCGTGCATGAGACAGGGCGCCAGGCCTTGCGGCGTGGCGCCCTTCGGTTGCGGCTTCGTGGATTGGGGTGACCGGGGGGAGGTCAGACCGGCGGATTGATCGTCGGCCCCAGGCGCGGATGGCCCAGGATCGCCAGCGCACAGAGCGGGATGTTCCCGGTGTTGGCCGATGGCGTGATGGTCAGGCGCACGTAGCGCTTCGACCCCTTGTAGCCGATTTTCCGCGTTTCGTTGTCGTCGTCGAACTGGAACGCGGCCAGCAGTTCGGTGCCGATGAGGTTGGCGTCCGACACGGCCGCCGCGTCGGACAGCGCCGAGTTGTCGCCGTCCTCCACCAGCACCACGGTGGTGGCGTCGGCGTCCGACAGCGTGCCCGTCGCGATGGCGAATACCAGCGAGTCGAAGCCCTGGCGGTCGATGATCTGCGACACCTGGGCGGTGTTGTCGGTCACAACCACCGGGCTGATGGCCCGCAGGATGTGGATGTTGTTCATCAGGTCTTTCACGGGGAATTCCTTTCAGGTGGCGTTGCGAGCAGCAGGCGCCTGGTTTTGTCCAGACGCCTGCACAGAGGGCGTCAGGTCGAGCACTTGAGGGCCTTGACGGCCTCGAAGTTGGCGATGCCGCCACCCACGCGCCGGCGGCCGATGAACTTGACGTACGGCACCGCGGTGAACGGGTCGCGCAGGATCGTGGTGCCCTTGCGGTCCACGACGTAGTACGCGCGGTTGAAGTCGGCGAACAGGATCGGGAACGCGTTCGCACCCAGGTCGGGCATGAAATCGTCCGTGACCACCGGGTGGCCCAGCAGCTGGCCCACGGCCCCCTGCATCAGCGCCGAGGGCGCCCACAGGTATAGGCCCTGCCCGTCCTTGAACTTGCGGATGGTGCCCAGGGTGGCGTCGTTCATCGACCACGACGCATTGGCTCGGTATTGCCGCTTCAGCGCGTGCTGCAGGTCGATCAGGGCGTCCGAAGGGTTGGCCGCGGCGAAGCTCGATGCGTGACCGCTGACCTTGAAGCCCACCTTGCCCCAGGCGTACGACGAGTTGTCGATCATGGTGTACGACAGGATGCCGCGCGCGCCGTTGTTGCCCGCGCCGTCGATGAAATCCTGCCCCTCCATCTCGGCGAATTCGATGCCAATCTCTTCGAAGAGGTCGCTTTCGACATCCTGCACGGCGTCTTCCAGCGCTTCGGAGGTGATGCGCTGGTCCGACAGGTAGGTGCCCGGCGTGAAGGTGATCTCGGCCCACTGCGGCGATGTGCCTTCGGTCGGCGCCGTGGCTTCGTTGCCGCGCGTGCCGCCCGACGTACCGCTGGTCTTGACCAGCTTCTTGTAGGTGGCGTTGCCGATGATGAGCACGCGGGCCACCTGCCGCATGGAGCTGTAGCGGCGCACGACGCGGTCGATGCCGGATTCCATGTCCTCGCCGACCAGGTAGCCGCCCTGCGGATCGGTGCCGACATTGATGGCCTTGCGCTCGGCGTCGGGCATGTCCTGGATGCCCCGGCGGATGTACTGCCCGATGCCGGATTTGTACTGGCCGTAGCTCTCGGCGGACAGGTCCGCGAACGGGCGGCTTTTCTCCGCAGCGTGCGCCTTCAGCACGCGATTGAAAATTTTCAACTCGGCTTGCGACTTCTGTCCGTCACCGCCGTCGCTGAGGTTCGGGCGGTTCAGCTTCGTCACCAGATCCTTGCTCTCGTTCGACAGCAGGGTGATGGTGTCATTGAGCTTCGCGAGCTTGGCCTCGTGGTCGGCCACGACATCGCCTTTTGCCAGCTTGTCGAGCCGATCGTCATTCGTCGTCTTGAATTCCTCCCAGGCTCGGCCGATTTTCTCGACCATGGTTTTCAGCTCAGGCAGCGTGACAGCGGCCGGCAATTCGGCCAGCAGCAGCATGCCGCCACCGATGTCCAGATGCTGCATCACATAGGCGGGATAGGCCAGCGCCAGGGTGGCAATGGCGAGAAACGCGAGGGCGAGCACGCCCACGCGCAGCACGGTGCGCGAATTCATGGGTAAGGTCCTTTCGGAGGGGGTGGGGGGTGGCTTTGGAATCAGGCCCGCAGCGACGCGTAGAAACGGTCGAACGAGGCTTTCAGGGCTTGCGCTTCATCGGGGTCCATCACCGGCTCGTCGGACTCGCTCCGACCACTGGCTGCGGCGGCCTTGATGCGCGCGATCAGACCCACTGCATGCGATTTGCTGAAGCCGCCTACCTCGCGCAGGAATGCCTCAGCATCGCTCATGGTCACGATCTCATCCAGTGACTTGACGCTCGTGATGCGCGCCTTGCCGTTGGCCGGAAACGTGACCAGGCTGATCTCGATCAGATCAACTTTCTTCAAGGTGCGCCGCGGCTCTTCGGGCTTGCTGCGCATCGAAAATTCTTTGGGGATGTAGCCGATCGACAGGCCGTCAATCGCCGGACGCGGGGCCATCTTCATGAGCGCGCGGAGATCCTGTGCGCGCCGAATGGGCGCCAGCACGCCGTGGCTCTTGAGGCCGTGGCCGTCTTCGGCAAGCTCAGCCCACACGCCAACCGGCGTCAGGTCTTCGGCCGTGATACCCCAGCCGCCGTGCTGCGACAGCATCGAGGGCCAGATGCCGCTCTTTTGCGACGCGGCGAGCGTGTCGGCAAAGGCGCCGGGCAGGATCACGTCACCATAGGCGTCCACGTTGCCGAAAACGGCGCCGTAGCCCGAGAACTCCATGGAATCATCGCTCGCGAATTTGATCTCGCGAAATGGAATCAGCATGCGGTCCATGGTCAGGCTCCTGTCGGCTCGGGGGCCGGCGTTTTCGGTGCATTGGTAATGACGGGCAGCTTGGCTGCAGCGCCGCCCATGGGGTTCATTTCTTCCAGGTGACGCACTTCGTCCTGCGTCATCCAGGCCGGCGCTCCACCGGCACCGAGCGCCTTGGCGAAGTAGCTCGCGCGGTCGTTCATCGAGCCGCGCAGGAGGCCCGCCGCGATAAATTTGAAATAGAGGCCGGACTTGCGCTCTTCCCGCGTCAGCAGGTTGAGATTGGCCGACTGCTCGATACGCGCATACCAGGGCGTCAGCGAGTAGACGACGTGCGCAATGAACATCTGCTCGGCGCTGGCGTAGGTGGCCGCTTTGTCGCTGTGCCCCACCATGATCGGCATCACGCGCGCGGCGCGGCACAGCTCTTCGATCTGCAGGCGCCGGGTCTCGATGTGCTGCGCATCAACGCCGTTCATGGCTTGCGTTAGCCATTTCGCGTTTCGATCCAAAAGCAGCGGCTTGCCGCGGTTTTCTCCAACGTAATGTTTATTGATCCAATTCATCAAATCTTCGTGCTGATCTGGCTTCAGCGTGCCTTCCACCGAATAGATTCCGCTCGGGCTCACGCCGTTTGCATGCAGCAATGCGTGCTGCTCTTCGGTGGCCAGGGCCAGGCCAATTGCCTCGCGCGCCAGGTGGACAACGTCGAGCCCTTTCCAGCCATTCCACGATGGCCCGCGCAGGTGCCAGATCTCCGCGGCCGAGAAATCCTTCATGGACCCATCCGCCGCCATCACGCGATAGCTGAGCGTGCCATCCCCGGCACGCCGCACGGTGACGTTCTGCGGCTCGAACAGGATCAGCTCTTCGATCTGCCCCCTGACGACATTTTTGTATGCGAACGCCGCACCGCACAGCACCAGGTGCAGCATCATCTGCTCGGCGAATTCGTACCACGTTTGCCATTCGTTCGGATTGCTGCGCACCAGTGCGTAGTGCGGGTGATCGACAGCCGGCAACCGGCTGTCAGCAGAATCCTGAAACAGCTTGAACGGCACCTGGGCCACACCCTCAGCCAACACCCGCGCGCAGGCCAGCACGGTCGTCACCTCAAGAGCCGTCTTCCAATTGACGGCTTTGCCGCTCTTTGCCCGCGGTGGGGCATACGCATTGACACGTTCGTCCCACGACTCCAGCAGACGGTAGGTGGCGCTCTTGATCGCGCGGCCGATCGCGCCCATGCCAAAATTCATGTTGTGGACCGCTCCCAAAACGACCGCTCTTTCTTGGGCGTCGTGACCACACCCGCATAGGCCATGACAGATGCCACCACCAGGTCGATGCGCCCCGTGGCCTTCTCCTTGTCCAGTTTTCTGCTGCCGGCGGGGTCGGTGCTGATGACGGCGTTCGCGGTGCAGTGGGTCAGCACCGGGTGCCCGTTGTGGCGCACGGTCCTGTTCAGGATCGCCGACTCGAATGCCTCGATTGCCGGGCTCATGCTCTTGTAGCCCTGTCCGAATTCCACCAGTTGCGGAAGCTCGGCCCCTTCGTCCGCGGCCAATTGCATCAGGTCGGCCATGCGCCAGCGGTCATAGGCGATGCTCTGCACGTCGAACATTGCACAGATCTGCACCACGCGCATGAGCACATGGCGTTTGCTGATCGCGCGGCCCGGCGTGGTCTCCAGGTGGCCATCGCGCTGCCACGTACGGTAGTCGACGCGATCACGCTGACCACGTTCGTCGAGCTCGAATTCAGGCAGCCAGCAGAAGGGAACGATGCTCCACGGCTCGTCATCGCCGACCGGCTCGACGAGCAGTACGAATGCCGTCAAGTCGGTGGTGCTCGACAAGTCAAGTCCGGCATAGGCGCGACGGCCGCGCAGCTCGTCAAATTTGTAGGCCTGTTCGCACGGGCCCCATACCTGCTCGCTGAGCCAGGGATTGATGGCTGCCGTCCATTGGCAGAAATTGAGCCGGCGGACGATGGCCTCTTTCGACGGCATGCCGCGCGCCTCGGTGACCTGCTCGCGCAGGTATTTGAGGCCAGGCAATCCGGCAAACTGCAGGCTCGGGTTCGCCTTGGCCCAGCACTGCTCATCGTTGAACGGCTCATCCCCTTCGTCCAGCGCACACACGAACCCGAAGAACGCGTCATCCACTTTCCGACCGGCGGACACGTCACAGGCGTAGTCGTGGTAGACGCCGCACGGCGTGGTCTTGCCGGCGCCGCTGTTGGTGATCATGAAAAGCAGGGGCTGCTTGCGGCTCTTGAAGCCGGCCCGCATCAGCTCGATCACCTGCGCGGTCTTGTGCTCGTGCACCTCATCGACCAGCGCCACGTGCGGCCGCGGTCCGCTCTGCCCTTCGTCGGCAGCGATCGGGCGGAACCAGCTGCCGGTCTGCCGATAGCCGAGGTTCCAGACGTTCTCACCCGCGCCGGCCGGCGTGAGCCTGGCCTGCAGTTCCGGGCTGTGCTGGTACATGGCCACGGCGTCGCGGAACAGGATCATCGCCTGGTCGCGCTTGGTCGCGGCCGCATAGACCTCGGCGCGCATTTCACCGTCGGCCGTCAAGCCCTTCATGCCGACGCCTGCGGCCATCGGGCTCTTGCCGCTGCCCTTGCCCGTCTCCACGTAGATCACGCGGAAGCGGCGCACCAGGCCATGCTTGGCATCCTCGGTCAACCACCCGTAGATGCTGCCGATCACGAAGTCCTGCCAGCTCAGCAGGAGAAAGGGGTGGCCTTCGTAGTCGCCGCCATTCAGGCGGAGGACCTCCTCGAAGAATGCGATGCCTTCGCAACTCTCATCAACCGACCACATCAGGCCGCGAGTCGGGCCCTCGACCAGGTCGCGCAGGTGCCGCTTGCAAGCGTCACGCACGTATGGGCCGGCGATGATTTCACCGGACAGCACGCCGTTCGCGTAGGCCGTGACGCGATCGGTAGGCTGCGCAGCGGTCATGGTGGTCAGCTGCTGAAGAAGCGGCCGGTGCCGGTTGGCTTGGCGTCATCGCCCTTGCCGAACAGATCGCCCTGCGGGTCGACCATGATCCGGCTGCGCGAGACCGGGTCCATGCCGAACTTGGCCATCCAGGCTTCGGCGCGCTTGCCGCTCATCTGCTTGGCGATCAGCCACTGGCTCAGCATCTCGCTGCCGGTGCGCGAATTCTTGGCGACGAAGTCAAGGCCCAGCTCGGTGCGCGCATGGCGGTAGTCCGAGACGGCGTCACACATCATTTCCAGCGCGATCTTGTCCGCGACCGTCAGCACGCCAATCTTTCGCAGCATCGGCGCCAGCTCGATCCACACGACGGCGGATCGGTCGCTGAGACTCGCCGGCGGCGTCAGGTCGTCGAGCAAGTCCGGTTCCGGCTCCGCCGAATTGAGCGGCCGGTGTCCCGGGTTGCCACCCACCAGGTGCAATGCCGTCGGCTTGCGTGGCCTTCCCATCACAAGCCCCCCCCCATCCCATTACGCGGCTTTGCGAGCGGAGAGATGGGACCGGTATTCAATGGGGGAGCCGTGGACTTTTGACCCCCCCCTACCTGGGCGGCGTCTCGGTGCCAGGGGTGCGCCAGGTCGAGCGGGCGGCCGTCGCGGCCAGCGCCGCGCATCAGGCCGCTGGCGTTGCGCTCCTGCGCCTGCTTGTGGCCGTCGTGGCAGTGCTTGCACAGCGACTGGAGATTGCCCGGGTCGCGGAATAGGTCGCGGTCGCCGCGGTGCGCCTTGATGTGATCGACCACGCCGGCAGCCACCATCTGCCCGAGCGCGAAGCACAGGCGGCACAACGGCTGCAGGCGAAGCTGCGCCTTGCGCAGGCCTCGCCATTCGGCGGTGTTGTAGAGGTGGTGGTACTCGGCTGATGCCACGGATGTGATCCCCAGAAGGACCGACGCCCGACAGCTCTGCAGCCATCGGGCGTCGTGTGCGCTGGGTCCGGCTCTCAGACACCAATACCCAGCGTGCCGGAAATGTAGCGAAAAGAGCTATGGAGTAGAACGGGGGGGGGTCTCGCCTGATGATGCAGACCCCGGGCGCGCCAGCGCCTGCAGCGTCTCCACGCGCGCCCTGGCCGCCTTCCTGCTCGCCTGGAGGTCCATGATGTAGTCACCGATCACGCGGTGCGCTTGAGCCACCCGAGCCTTGAGCGTTGATAGCGCGCATCCAGCCGCGTCCGCTCGGGCCTGCAGGCCACCCGGGTGGACGTACCACACATACACGGCAAGCCGATCCGTTGACACCAGCGTATTGATCGCCGCGTCCGTGTCCGTCGCCTCCACATCGCTGATCGGCACAACCGCCTCAACGTACCCGCGCCGGCTCTCGCCCGCACTCAGCAGGTCGACGGCGGCATACCCCAAGCACCCATCACCGCCATGTGCCAGGCGCCACCGGGCCCAGTTCTGAAGTCGCAATTCAACCCATTCGATTTTCGCCATCACCTCACCTTTGCCTGGCGCCGGGGCGCCAATCCCACCCAGTCGCCGAAGCGCTGGTAGGCACCGTCAAAAAACAGATTGATCGTGGCCGTGGGCCCGTTCTTTTGTTTGCACAGGTGCATTTCCGCCCAATGCTGGTTTTCATCGGTTGGCTTGCGCATGTACTCACGGTAGAGAAGTCCGATCGTGTCGGCCGCGCCCTCGATGTCGCCGCTGTCGCGCAAGTCCCCCATCTGTGGCGGCCCATTGCGTTCGTCGGCCTCGCGCTTGAGCTGGCTCAGCAGGACCACCCACACGTCTAGCTCTTTCGCCAGGCGCTTCAGCCCGTTGGCAATGCGGCCCAGGCCGATGCTTCGGTTCTCGCCGCCGTCGTCCATCAGCTGCAGGTAGTCGACGATCAGCACATCCAAACGTCCGGACCGCCGGCGGACCTGCTGGGCCTTGCGGCGCACATCGGCCAGCACCAGCCCGGTTTGATCGTCCAGCGCCAGGTGCAGGGGCATCAACGCGTCCAGGCCGTTGCTCACACCCTCCCACAGGCTCGCACTCGCCTTCATCGGATTGCGGATGTCCGCCAGGTTCACGCCGCCGGCCGCCGCCACCAGCCGCGCCGCGGCGCTCAGCAGACTGTCCTCCTGCGACAGCAGCAGCACCTGATAGTCGACGCCCAGCGACCGGCATAGCTGCAGCACGAACGCCGTTTTCCCCATGCTCGGCCGCGCGCCGACCACCCACAGCTCACCACGCCGGCCACCACCCGCGGTGACATGATCCAGGTCGACCAAGCCCATGGGCAATGTCCGGACCTCACCCGCCGCGCGGGCCTGCAAGTCGTCGATGAATGCCACCAACACCCGGTCCAGTTCCACCGGCTCGCGCGCGGCCGTGCCTGACTGCGCCAGGGACAGCAGCGCCGTCGTCGCATCGCCCAGCACTTGGCTGAGCGGCGCGGACTGGTCGGTGCCACGCGCAGCGTCGTCCAGCAGCTGGCGCGCTATGCGCATGGCCTGGCGCCGCATGGAGCGCTCACGCACGATGTCGGCATAGGCCCGGGCCGCGCTCGCGCTCGGCACGCTCTGCGCCAGCGCGTTGAGATACGCCAGGTCGCCGCGCATGCGGTCGTACACCGTCACCACGTCGGCCAGCTTGTTGGCCGTCAGCAGGCCGACGATGGTGCTGTAGATCGTCGAGTGCTCGGCCAGGTAGAAGTCCGTCGGCCGGAGCCGCGTGCCCACCTCATCGAATGCGGCGTTGTCCATCAGCAGCGCGCCCAGCACGCTCTGCTCCGCCTCCACGCTGTGCGGTGGCGTGACCGGCTCAGCCATGCCGCCGCGTCCGCCCCGCACGTTCGTCCGCCAGGGCCAGCACCCGCGCCCGGAAGGCCAATGAGCGCGCCACGTCTTCGGGCGTCGCTTCTGCAGCCACCGTCAGCAGCACAGCCGGATCCACCAGCTCCGATGCCGCCTCATCCCGCAGTTGCGCACCACGCTCGGCGAAACGCTCGATGTTGGCCTCATCGCGCAGGATCCATTCCGGCGTCGTGAAAATGCCGCCCTGTTCCAGCACCCATGCATCGGCCGCAGCGCCCTCGAACGCCTGCATCAGCACGTCCTCGTCGAACACGGTCAGCCACATCTCCAGTAGCTGCCGGCGCTTCGGCCCGAGGCCGCAGCGAGCCACCACCTTGTCGAACACGAGCACCGCGTGCTGATGCAGCCGCATGACCGGCGAAATCGCCGCCGCGGTTTGCGGCGTGGGCCCCTTTATGAGCTTCAGCTGTCTGTACGTACCAACCATACCTGCCTCCTATGTCATTGGGCTGCCGGGGCCCCGGGTTCCGGGCGAAGGGAGGCCCCTACCCGCGCGAACGCAGGTTGGGCCTCTCCTGCAGCCGTACGCCCCTGGGACAACGCTGCATCGGCCCGCGCGGTGATGCCCACGCGAGCTGGGGTCGACTACCCTGTACATCCAGGTCTGGCCGCGCTCGACCCTGCGGCGCGCTGAGCGGTGTGGCCACGTCCTACCGCCCAAAAAACACAGTCGCGCGCGGACCGAGACCCCCGCCCGGTGTTAGCAGGCGGTGCGACGCATGACGCGAGACTGATAGAGACTCAACCGTTGCCTCTAGGTCATGGCGTTGCCCCCCTGCAGCGCCTGCGACAGCAGGTCGAGAGCGGACTGATACGGCGGCGCCGCCAAGGGGTGGCCGGCGGGCGCATAGGCCCGCAATCTGCGCGACACACCGGGTACGCGCACCAGCTCCAGCGGGACCAGCTCGCCCGCGGCCGCCATGTTCTTTACCGCATACTTGGCGGCCGCCCGGCCAATGCACTGCGGCACGAGCTGTGCCGCAATGTCGCGCCAGGTCACGCCGCGGTTCAAAGCGCTGACCTGATCCCAGGCCGCGCGGCGCGCCGCCTCCCGAATCTCACCAGGCGGCCTCATGGACCCCAGCTCCTGCGCCCGAGCGGACGCGCCATTTCGCGTTGCATGGCACGCCATACCTGCTCCAGGCCGCATCGCATCCATGGCTGACCATTGCGCGACACGCACCACCGGCGCACGTCACGGGGATCGGCCTCGAAGTGCAGATCCCATACCACGCCGTACGCCTCCCACTGCCAAACGAATGGCTTGCGCAAATCGACGCGCGGGCCGATTTCTCTCGCCATGCGATTGGCCGATCGGGCCGCCTGGGCGGCGGCTTGCTGCCGCCGCTCCGACGCTGCGTCACGGCGTGCGCGGCGGGCTATGAATGCTGCGGAACTATGCATGATTCGTTAACGAGAGGTCGATAACACTGTTAGGTTTCATCGGCTACGCCTCTTGCGGGCCAAAGCTGCAACAAGCCACGCCTTGCCACCGCGCGCCTCGTATTCCGCCCGCTGCGCCTTCGTCACGCGCTCGCGGATCATTTCCGTCTGCGCCGCATCTGGCGGCAGGGCCGGGCGGCCCCGCTTCTTTGCTGGCTCTGTCACAGCGCCGATACAGCAGCATCGCGCGCCACATACAGGCACTTCATGTCTTCGAGCGTTACCTTGGCGTTCCGCAGCGCGTAGTTGCTTTCCGGCAAGTCGCTCTTGGCAGCCTGGTTGTAGAGGCTACCCAGCGCCGTCAGCAGCCGGTCGCGCTCTGCAACCAGCTTCGCGTACTCGGCGTTTGTGATCTGGACCATTCTTCTGCTCCTTCTGCCGCACCGTGCCGCAGTGCATATAGTGTGGCACAACAAACAGTTGAGGCGCAAGCTATATTTGTGGCACATGAACCTAACTGATCGTTCAAGGCGACGGCCTACGGCCGCGCCTTAACTCTAACGTTGGGCGGCTTGCTGTTCGCCAAGTGCTGTCGGTACGCCACCTCACATGGCGGGCACTGAACGAAACGCTTGTTGAACTCGGCGAACGGCGTTGCCAAGAGCCAACCTCTACCGTTGCAATCAGCACATGCCGACCATCGGTAGATCGGGTCGTCGGTGCCTGCGCGAATCGTCCGCGCTTCCTTCAGTTCTGGGATCTCGAAATACACGGCGTTCGTCCTTCCGTAGCTTCGTCCACCAGCCGCCCAACAGGCCCATCGAGCAGAGCGCCAACGGCTGGCGCGCTTCGTTCAGTCTTTGCCCGGCGCCTGCTCATGGGCAGCGTTAGGCCTCTTGGTGGTACGCGAACTCAAGGCGCGTCACCACCGTGTCGGGTGTGCAGCCCTTGTGGGTTGCACAAAACATAGCCACAAAGGCGCTGGGCCAGCGGTAGTCCGGGTGCGCGCCGAAGCCCTCCAGCTCGCACTCGCGGAAACCGTAGTCCAGGTCATCCAGCATGGCGCGCAGCGGCTCGCGGCGCACGCTCACGATGGTCAGCGGGTCACGCAGCACGTCCAGCTTTTCGCCCGGCCGCAGGCCCATGCACTTGCGCACCGGACGCAATTGCTGGCCCGGCTTGGCGTGCAGCCAACCGAGGCGCCGTGTCACGGTCTTGGTGCCCTCCATGATCGGCGTCGTCGTTAGGGCAAAGCTCATGTTTCGCATAGGTTCTCTCGCTTCGGATGCAGAGGCATAACTACTCGCTCAAGCGGGACTGGCCCTGGCGGGCCAGCCCCTTAGCTCGCACGTTAGGGCGCAATACCATCAGGTACGGTCGCCCGCACCTGCTGGGTCACGTTGGTTCCACTCTCCGCGCAGTTTGTACGCGCGGTTCCTGCATTCCCGGCACATATCAGGTGCCGCCGTGCCAAGCCAGCGGAACACCTTTGTTCGGTGCTCGTAGTTGCCGCAGTCGCATCGCACAACCCATCTGGCGCTTTGGTTCTGGCTTCCTTGGTCTGCGGCATAGCCAACAATCACCATGCGGTCGCGGCGCTTGCCAGGCAACTCCCGCAGTTCTGGCCGGCTGTTTGCTGCCACCCACGGAATCGGCGCTGTAGCCAGCACCGCGTCCACGGGCGTCAGGTGCGGCGCCTCCTTCGGCATCGGGCGCCACAAGTGCTCAGGTTTCGCGGCGCGCACCACGCGGGCGGCCACACGGTCAATTGGCAGCGGGTTCTGCAGCAGTTTCTCTCGGTCCATGCGGAGTCCTCGCGTTGCGCCCTAACCACTCGCTCAAGGCGAGGTCAAACGGCGGGTTGCACTGTCTTGTTCCTCGGGCTTCAGCGGCGCCGTTTGCCCCGCCTTAGCTCGAACGTTAGAAGGCATTGCGCGCTCGAAGTGAAACACCACTTGCGCACCTGTTTCTGCTACCAACCCGAAGCGCATCGCATGCCTATACGTTGGCTGGTTTCGCGCCAACACGCCGGGTGCGTTTGCCAACTTTTGCCGCCACGCCTCAAGAGGCCACGAGTGCTTGTCGATGTTGCAAGGCGGGCAAGCCGGCATCAGGTTCTCGATGCGGTCGTTCTCTGGCCTATCGAAACCACCTGTCGCCACAACGCCTTTGCCATGCACGTAGGCCAGGCTGCGCACAACTGCCTCGACGTGATCGGCATGCCAGCGCGCGCCGAGTTCGTTGCCACAGTAAGCGCATCGGCCGCCAAACTTCATACGCAGCGTCTCGCGTTGTTGCTTCGTCAACTTCATCTGTTCGTGCCTTCGTTCGTCGTGCCTTCTAACCCGGGCTTCGAGCGGACTTGCCTTCGGCAAGCCGCTCAAGTCCCACGTTAGGCGTCAAGTGCTTCCATCAGAATCTTCTGTCCGAGCGTCACCGTGAAAGGCAGCGCCTCAGTCATTGCAGCGCGCAGCCGTTCAATCTCGGCGGCCCCTGCGCGAAGCCGGACTACCGTCCGCCCCTCATCGTTGTCTGTGAGAGGGCTCTTTATGTTGCTCAGCGCTAGCGCAAACTGGTAGCGTCTATCGGCGTCTTCGCGCATCGCATCCACAAGTTGCGGTCCGGGGCCTTCCATGCCCACGTCAAGCGTGCCGTTGCCAATGTTGATTCCGGTCAGAAGCGGGTCGGTGATCGTTGCCACCAGCCGCGCGTTTTCTTCACGCAGTTGTCGCACCGCGCGCCACGGGTTCAGCAGCGAAAGCGCCGCCAGCTTCGCGCGCAGTAGCCAGTAGTTCAGTCTTTGCATGTCTGCTTTCTCTCGTTTCTCAACCCCGACGCCTAACCCTTCCTTCAACCGGACCTTCGGCCGGTTAAGTCAAACGTTGGGCCGCACTTTGCAGCGTCGTGCCAGCTCCACCAGCCATAAAGCCAGCTCGGGCGGCGTGTGTTCGCGTTCGGCCTTGCTGATCTCGGGCCTGTCGGTGTTGCGGCTGCCGTCGCGGCGCCGGCCGCTGGTGCCGCACACGGCCGGCGCATCGCCCAGCGTCAGCGGCATGTCGGGTATGTCTCGCGGCTCACACCCGACGATGTACAAGCGCGTGGCCTTGTTCGCGCGGTGTCCCCATGCGTGCTGAGTTATCGGCAGCGTCCACCCGCCGAACCCGTCGCGCTGGCTTGGCTCAGGTAGTCTCTGCGCCGGCCACAGCGTGCTGGCCCGCTGGGTGCTCAAGCACGCCGCCGAACTCGCGCACCATCGCCACGGCAGGCGCGCAAGGTTGCGTTCGTCGGCGCGCGGGCTTGCCATGTGCCGCAGCCTGCCCCAGGCCCTGCAAGGCGGGTGCGCCACCACCGGCCACGGGCCATCGTAGGTGCGGGCGTCGCGCTCCATGTCGTACACCTCCACGCCTGGGAGCGTCTTGTAGTGACTGTCGGCGCGCGCAAACAACACGGCCACATCCGCGCGGTGCGGCCCAACACGCAATTCAAGCGGAGGCCCAACGGCATCAGCTTTGGCGGCTTCTTCGTACATGGTCACGCCGTTGGTTCCCGCTTAATTGCAACGTTCGGCCCCAGCAATACCGCACGCGCGGCATCCCAGGCCTTCGGTTTGCGCCGTTGGTACTCTTCGGCCAGGGCTTGCGCTGCTTCGGCATCGGCCATGCCGTAGGTGGCCAAGTCCGCAGACTCAATACGGTCCTTCAAGTCCTTCAGCGCTACCAACTCGGCCAACGCCTCACGGACTCGGATTGAGTTGCGCACCCAGGCCATCGCGTGCGGCACGCACTGGTCGCCGTGGTGTTCGCACTCCGGGACGGTGCGCAGCAAGGCATCGCGCGTCGCCAGCAGTTTGTCCGTCACGTCCAGTTCTTCGCGCAACTGCTGCGCGCAACTGTGGCCGCCGTGCTGCCCGGTGCGCCAGCGGAAGCCGCACGTACAGCACTCGCTCGTCCCGGCCGGTGGCTGGGGCCGAACTTGGCAGTCGAGGCGAGCCCCAACGGCCTGGGTGCTTTCGTGGGTGTCGGTCATTTCGTCTCGGGCCGTTGGGCCCGCCTCACTTCTACGTTCGGCTTCACTGCTGATCCACCAGCGCATCCAGCCACACACTGAGGCTGACCCCGGCCGCCGTGGCCAGTTCCTGCGCGCGGGCCTTGCGGGCGTCAGTGGTGCGCCACTCGACGCGGGCGGTTTTGCCCTCGCCATCGGGCAGAGGCGGCCGGCCCATCAGCGGCGCCGGCTCGCGCCCCGCCAGGCCATCACGGTAGCCCCGGCCCAGCTCGATGCGCGGGTCGCCGTTGAGGCCCGCTTTCGCCAGCGCGGCCAGCTCCTGCGGGTTGCCGAACGTGCGCGGCACTCCTGCGCCTGCTTTGTGTTGCAGATGCGCCAGGGGCACACCCACAGTCCGAGAGCCGTGTCCATCGCCTCCCGCTCTTCGGCTGTCTGCTGGTGAATGCGCGCATGCGCCGGGTTGTTGCCAAGGTCACAACCTGGCTCCCACTCGCCAGGGCATGCGCTCAAAGCGCGGTCATTGCACTTGCATCGCGCTTCGGACACAGCGCCTAACTGGTCGTTCGAGCCGAGTGCCCCCGGCGTGCGTTCTGTGGTCATCATTCCTCCGTGGCCGGGGTCACCGGCTCAACTCCAACGTTGGGCTTCATGAACACCATCCAGTGCGTGCCAGCTTTCTTGCCGCTGGTGTTCCCGAACAGTGGCTGATGAGGCGTCAGTGCCAGGACTTCGGAAAGCTTCACCTGCGTCTCGTTCCACTTGAAGACCAGCACGCCGTCGGCATGCAGCACGCGAAAGCACTCGGCGAAGCCCTGGCGCAAGTCGTCACGCCAGTCCTGGCCCAGCTTGCCGTACTTCGCGGCCAGCCAGGAACGCGGGCCGGCGCGCACCAGGTGCGGCGGGTCGAACGCCACCAGCCGAAACGAGTCCTCCGGGAATGGCAGCGCGCGGAAGTCCATCAGCATGTCAGGGTGCACATTGAGCGTGCGCGTGCCCGAGGCGTTGCCGTGGCTGCGGTCGGTCACCGTGAGCGTCTCGCTGCGCTGGTCGCCGAACACCACGTCAGGGTGGCCACGGTCGAACCACATCATGCGGCTGCCGCTCGCTGGGTCAAGCACACGGGCGTCCGAGCGCTGAAGCCCAACCATTCCATCGAGGCGAGATCCAACGGCCTCGCCCTGCTGCTCATGCATTGGCATTGCTCACAGCGGCCTCAGCACCCGGTAATTGCGCTCCGACAGAAAGAACCGCTCATTGCAATGCTGCGGCTCACCCGGCAATGGCACGTACGCGAACACGCTGTACTGATGCCCACCGCCCTGCTCGGCCGAAGCGCCGAGCCATTGGCAGACGCGGAACGTTGGCGTCATGTACCGCGCCTCACGCTGCAGCGGCGTTTGCGCCGCCAGCATCACGGCGTGCTGTTGCGCCTGGCTCATGCGGCGCTCCGCGCGACCTGGATTTCCTCCAACAGCGTGACGGCGCCTTGCTGCGCCAGGTACTGGATCAGCACCGTATTGCCCAGTACCGCGCAGGCCGCGCCGACATGCCGGGCGGGCAGCTCGCGCCTGTCGGCATGGATGCTGAAGTAGTCCGACACGTGGCTGGCGTAGCAGCCCGTCAGCTCGGCGAAAGTGCGCTGCGTGATGCGCGGGTTGCGCAGCTTCCAGGCCAGGCGGCAGGCGCGGCGCCAGCTCTTGAGGCCCATCACGGCCGCGGCCGGCAGCACCAGGCGCCGCGCGCGCACCTCCACCAGGCCCAGCGGCAGCGGCAGGGTATGGCGATCAATAAATTTCATCGGAACACCGCTTGAGTTACCGGTTGAACCCGGGCAAAGCTGAAGGCATGAAAACACCCCTGAAAAGAGCGCCCCGGGTCCGAAGAACCGAGGCGCCAAGGCCACCCTTCGGCAGCCGCGGAGACACCCGTGGGCGGGCCGTGATGGCCGACGGCAACACGTTTCATGACACCTACGCCGAGTTCGTGGCGCGGGTCAGCAGCAAGCAGGCCGAGCTGGCGGCGCAAGGCATGCCAACCGTGCGCGTCTACATTGACGTGGCGCGCTTCGTCGAATGGTGCCGGGCGGGCAACCGAGCAGTCGATGCCAACGCACGCGCTGAATACGCCGGCACCGTCGCCGCGCAACAGGATCGCGGCCGGACACCCTAGCAGCCGGATTGAGCGCTCACGCTGCATCGCGCACCCCATCGGGGGCGGTGGCCGGCATGGGTGGAGCGCCGTCAATGCCGACTAGCGCCGCCTCCAGCCGCACCAGTTTGAGCGCATCGTCAGCGCCAGCCGGCGACGCCCCGCCCTCCCATCGAGATAGGCGCGGCTGCGGAATGCCCGTCCGCTTCGATATCTCTGTTTGGCTAAGCCCGCACGCCCGAATTCGGCGTAGCAGATTGGTGGTGTCGCTGCTCATGAGGCGCGAATCTATGCGAAACCGCATCGATGTGCAAGCGCACTAAGGTCTTGAGGCTTCATCCCGTGACTATGCAAAATTCAATAATGCGGTATTATGACCCAAAAATGACGGAGCGCACGATGCTCACCACCCCGAACAGCCGCACGGCCACACCGGCCGCGCACCAGCCGCCCACCACCCGTGAGGCCGCCCTCGCAGCCAGCCTGAGGCACTGCGCCTCCGGCATGACGCCCGCGCTCGAATTCGTGCCCGAGCACGGCTTGCTCTGCATCACCGGCGCCGCCCGGCTGTCGTCCGTCGACGGCGAGGATCTGAAACCCGGTCTCGACTGGGACGACTTCGCGGTGCAGAGCCTCATCGACGCGACCATGCGGCTGCCGCGCGGCGGCACACACACGCTCGCTGGCGCCACGATGGCGTTCGAGACGAAATTCGTCGTGCGCGAATGCTGGCAGCCACCTATCGCGCGGCCCAAGATCACGCCGCCGCCAACGCCGCCTGCTGCCGAAGCCGCCGAAGGCCCGCCACCGGCCCACCGGCCCGCCCTGCGCCAACGCTGCGTGCGCGCGCTGCGCAAAAAGCTCGAACGCTGGGAACTGATCCACCTGCGCGAGCACGTGGAAGATCTGCGGCAGCAGCTCGAAGCCGTGACCGCCGAGCGCGACGCCGCGCGCCAAGAGGCGGACCGGGCCAACGACCACGCCGCGTGGTGGCATGACAACACCCTGCAGCTGACCGATGAGATCACCGGCGCTGGCGGCGCGGTAGGGCTCACGCAGCAAGGCGCGCTCATCCGCCTGCCGGCCGCCACCGCCGCCAGCGTAGGCACCGCGCCATGAGCGCCGCCGCGCACTACCTGGCCAGCGCTCTCGTCGGCCTGCTGCTGGCCCACGCGCTGTGCCGGCTGATCGACTGGGTGTTCGGCCGCAACCGGGAGCCGTGGAAATGACGCTGACACCAACGCCCCCGGCGACCCTGTCGCTGGACCACCCCGACTTCGAAGCCGCGCTGGCCGCGGCACTGCCGCCCCGCCGCCGCGCCGCCGAGGTGCGGCGCTTCCTCGTCACCGCCATCCGCCCGGACGGCAGTTTCGACACCCGCCAGGTCAGCGGCGGCAACAACATTGACCACGCCCTGGCGGCGCAGGAGGCGGCCGGCCTGGGTGGCGTGGTGCGCGTGCTGCCGCTGCAACCCGGAGACGCCGCATGAGCACCCCCACCGTCCAGACGCCCGGACCGACCGGCCCCAGCGCGGCCGAAATCAACCTGCAGCGCTACTGGGCCACCATGCGCCAGATGCGCTCGGCCGGCTATGCCGAAGGCCACGCCGCCGGCGAACGCAGGGGCTACCGCGCCGGCCTGGCCTGGGGCATGTGCATGGGCATCACCTTCCTGGCCACGGGCGCCGGCGCCGCCTATGCGCTGGCCAAGGCGGCGCAATGGCTGTGACACCACCCCCCAGCTGGGCCGGCGCTGACGGCGCGCTGCGCGCCTGCGAGCTGTGCGACCACCACGCCCGCGCCGCGAGCGGCCAGCTGCTGTGCACCTGCTGGCGCGTGACCTGCGGCCCGCCGGTGCTGTGCAGCAATGCCCGCGCCCGGCTCGGCGGCTGCGGCAGCGACGCCAAGCACCACAGCTGGGCCGTCATCGACCTGCCCGTGCTGACGCCACCGCCGGCCCACCAGCCGCACCCATGAACACTCCCGCGCAGCCCACGCCCGAGCAGCTCCAAGCCGCCTTTGCGCGGCTGCGCAAGGCGCACTGGCCGGCCACGCTGGACGCCTGCCTGCAGATGCCCCTGTTCGCCGCGCTGCTGCGCACGGCCGCCCTGCACGCGCCGCCACTGGCCACCCCCCGGCCGGCCACCCATGCCCACCGGCTGCCCTGGCGCCCGCCACGGGCCACGGCCGACCTGTTTGACGCCCGCGCCGCACGCGCCGGCGACCGCAACGCCCCCGACGACGACGACCAATGACACACGCCCCGTTCCACCGCCACCCGCTGAGCCAGGCCGACGTGAGCCAGCTCGAGCGGCAGATTGCCGAGCAAGCCGCCGTGGCCGACATCGAAGGCGAGTGCGCCCGCACCGGTGACGCTGACTGGCTCGACACCCGCGCCATGCTGGACGAACGCGAGCACTCGCCCGAGGTCATCGACATGGCGCGCATCACGCTGCGCTACGCGGCCTGGCGCATGCTCATCGAGCACAGCGCGCACCGGCCCCACCTGGTGCGCATCGTGCGCCGGCCATCATGACGCCGCCGCGTTGCTACGTTGCCGAGGCCGGTGACCTGGTCATCCCGGTACCGGCCTTCCTGACCCGCACCGCCGCCGTGCCGAGCACGCTGCAGCGCCTGGTGCTGAACGACATGGAACGCCGCCGCGGCGGCCTGGCCGCCGGCCCGGCCGAGGCACCCCCGCACCTGCGCGCCGCCTACACCGCGGCGCTGGACCTGGCCATCCAGCTGCGCCGCGCCATTGCCGAGGCACAAGCCGCGGCCCACCCCGCCACCCCACCGGAGACACCCCTTTGAGCACCGACACTCTCGCGCCCGACGCGAACGAAACCATCGTCCAGCTGGTGCTGACCGACCTGCTGGACAGCCCGTCGCAGCCGCGCGATTCACTGCCCAACATTGCGGAGCTGGCGGCCAACATCCGCGCCGAACGGCGCATCCACCAGCCGCTGATCGTACGGCCGCTGCCTGACGGGACCAAGCAAATCGTGTTCGGCCACCGGCGCAAGTACGCCGGCATGGAGGCCGGCTTGGTGACGGGGCCCTGCGTGGTGCGCGACATGACAGACGCCGAGGTGCGCAGCGCGCAGATGACGGAAAACATCCAGCGCGAGGCGATGAAGGCGCTGGAAGAAGCGCGGGGTTTCCGCGCGCAGATCGACAACGACGGCCTGTCCCCCGACGAACTGGCCGCCGCCATCGGCAAGAGCCGCAGCTGGGTGTATGAGCGGCTCAGCCTGCTGGACCTGGTGCCACTGGTGCGCCAGCAGCTGGAGGCGGGCAAGATCGACGCATCCGTGGCCGCACTGATCGCCCGGCACCGCACGCCGAAGTTCCAGGAAAAGGCGCTGGGCTACATCAAGGGCAAGGCCTGGGACCTGGAAGACGGCGGCAAGCGCAGCTATCGCCAGATACGCGAGCTGCTGAACGAGCGCTTCATGCTCACCCTGAGCGCGGCGATTTTCGACCCCGAAGACGAGATGCTGCTGCCGGCCGCCGGCCACTGCCTGCGCTGCCCCAAACTGAGCGCCAACGCGCCCAACTTCGCCGACGCGGCCGACCCGCGCGAAGAACGCGACAGCCCGGCCGCACGGCAAGAAGACAGAACGCTCGAAGACGGGGACCAGCACACCTACTGGCAGCGGCAGCACAGCCGCCTGAAGCACGGCGGCGAGCGCGTGTGCACAGACCCCGACTGCTTTGCGGAGAAAAAGAAGGCCCACCTGCAGCGCGAAGCGGCCAAGCTGCGCGCCGACGGCACCACGGTGGTGGACGGCGGCAAGGCCCGCGCGGCGGTGGACGCGCAGGGCCAGGTGAAAGGCGCCTACATCGCCGTGGCCGACGTGAAGGCCGAGCTGAAAGCCACGCTGGACAAGAAGGCCGCCAAGCCGGCCGTGGTGATCATTCAAGACCCGCGCGGCGGCAAGCTCATCAAGGTCTACAGCCGCGCAGACCTGCAGACCGCCGGCGTCAAGGTCAAGGATGCGGCAGCCAGCCATCAGGCCAAGCAGGCGGCCGAACGCGCCAAGCGCGAGCAAGAGCGCGAAGCGCACATGACGCAGGCCCGGGCCGAATGCGCGCGCCGCGTGGACCTGCTCACGCGCGTGCGCGCCGCGGCGGCTGGCCGCCAGCGCAGCACCTTTGAGCTGCGCATGGCCGCCAGCCAGGCGCTGCACGCCGTGAGCTGGTGGAGCAGCGCAGTGCTGTGCGAACTGCACGGCGTGGCCGCCAAAGACCAGCTGGCCAAGCGGCTGGACACCATGCGCCCGGACCAGCTGGCGCTGCTTCTGCTTGACTGCCTGATCGTCGACAACTGCAACGAGCACGAGCTACAGAACAAACCCGGGCCGCTGCTGGCGCTGGCCGGGCACTACGGCATCAAGCCCGCGCCGAAGCCTGAGCCCGCGGCGCCGGCGAAGAAGGCCAAGCGCAAGCCGCTGCAGACCACGGACGCCGACGCGCCGGACGACGCAGGGCTGGCCGAGGCCGACGAAGCGCAAGCGGCTGAAGCGGAGCCGCAGGCATGAGCACGGCACCGAATGCACCGGTCATGACCGCCGCCAGCCGCGCCGTGCGCGACGTGCTGGCCGAGCGCGTGCGCCAGGTGGCCAAAGGCCACACCGCCGCGCATGACGACACTCACACCGGCGGCGAGCTGGCCGACGCGGCCGCCTGCATGGCGCTGCTGGCCAATGACTGGCACGGCGAGGCCCGCTTCTTCTGGCCGTTCGTCGAAAGGCCGGCCGAGAAGTCCCCGCGCGACTGCCTGGTAGCGGCCACGGCCATGTTGCTGGCCGACATCGAGCGGCGCGACCGCGCAGAGGCCAGCCGCGGGCCGGCGCCGGCGGCCAATGGGGCTGCCCATGGATGAGCTGCCGCAAGACCTGCCGGAAGAGCTGGCGAAGGTCGTCGCCCAGCTCGGCGACGCCGCTGCCTGGCTGCGCGCCGAGGGCCGGGACGAAGACCACGCCGCGAACATGGCGCGCGCGGCCGAACTGCTGGTCCAGACATTCAGACATGCGCTCAAGGCCGAACGCCGGGCCATCGAGTTCGGCCACAACGTCAGCAGCCTGTGCATCGCCATGCAGGCCGCCTGCATCGACGGGCGGGCCCGCGAAGCCGCGAACGGCATGCGCTGGATCGAGAACACGCTGGACGGCCCCGGGCTGCTGCCCAACACGGAAGAGGCCCAGCTGCTGGGCGGCGCGCAAGCCTGGTTCGATGCCAAGACGGCCGAGAACGAACGCCACCGCGCGGCCTGTGAGACGCGGCTGCAGCACGCGCTGCACATCGAGCCGCAGGCACCCATCGGCCCCATGGCGCCGGTGCGCCACGCGTCGACGAATGCCGAGCTGCAACCGCCACCGGGAGCCCTACCCTCTGAATGCCAGCCGCTGCCGATCACGCGCGTGGTGTATCGGCCGGTGGGGCTGCACGCCGTGGTGTCCTACTGGAAGCCGACGCCGCTGCAGGTGCGCCTGCTGCTGCAGGGCAAGCCGGTGTTCCTGTCCGTGTGGGGCACGACGCATCCGCCGGTGTCGGTGGGCGTGGACGGCGACGGGTGCCTTTCGTCATGAGGGCGCTCAGCATTCGCCAGCCCTGGGCCTGGCTCATCATCCGCCCCGACCTGAACCCGGCCGAGCGGGCGGCCGCACTTGCGGCCGGCCTGCTGAAGCCGATTGAAAACCGAGACTGGCCCACCGGCTACCGCGGGCCACTGCTGGTGCACGCCGGCAAGTCGATGCTGCACAAGGACCACGCGGCAGCGATCGCCGGGCTGCGGGACACATTCGGCGAACTGGCCCCGCCGGTGCCGCCCATGGATGCGCTGGACCGCGGCGGCATCGTCGGCCGCGTCGACCTGGTGGACTGCGTTCGCACGAGCGCGTCACCCTGGTTCATCGGCGAATTCGGTTTCGTGCTGGCCAACGCGGCGCCGTTGCCATTCAGCCCGTGCGCGGGCAAGCTTGGTTTTTTCCATGTGCCGGAGTGGGCATTGCGCAGCCCGGCTGCCGGGCAATGATGATCGCCGAGGCCCAACCACCGCACCTGCTGGCCGCCGCCCAGGTGGCGCCAATGCTGGGCCTCAGCAAGCGGGCGGTGTACGACCTGGCCGACTCCGGCCGTCTGATCTGCTACCGCCTGGGCGTCGGCCGTGGCGCGGTACGATTCGCGCCGGCCGACGTGGAGGCGTATCGGGAATCATGTCGATCTACAGGGACAAGGCCAGCGGCCGATGGATGTTCGAGTTCGACAAACGCATTGCTGGCGCTCGCCCGCGCCGACGCAAGCTGCTCCCGGCCGGCTGGACCCGAGCACAAGCCGACGCATTCGACCGCCAGGAAAGCGCGGCCCTGTACGCGGTTGCGTCCGGCATCGCCAAACCTCGGCACTACATTGGTCAAGCTGTCCAGCGTTACCTGACGGAACGCGTCCCCCAACTCAAGGCCGGCGCGAACGCGGCACGCGAGATCGAGGCCATGCGTGACTGGTGGGATGGCAGGCCGCTGGATGATCTGGCCACCGTCTGCGCGGAGTACTCCGCCGACCAGCAAGGCGCGCTGCAGCCGGCCACCATCAAAAACCGGATCGCCTACCTGCGAGCGGCCTGCCGCTGGGCCTGGAAGCGCCATTCCATGGGCGACTCAGACCCCGGGGCCAGGGTGGTATCGCCTGAGGTCAAAAACGCGCGCCAAACGACCGTATCGCGTGCCGAAGTTTTAGCGCTGGCCAGGGCGTGCCGGCACCGCGGCGTGCGAGCACTGATTAGGGTGCTGTACTACTCCGGGATGCGCGTCGCCGAGGCGCAGCGCGCGCTGCGCGTGGACGGCCGCTTCGTGCTGTCCGACACCAAAAATGGGGAAGCGCGGGTGATCCCGATCCATCCGCGCGCCCTGGCTGCATCACGGGAGCCGATGCCCAAGCGCAGCGAGATTGACTACTACTGGCCGCTGGCCCGCGCAGTCTGCGGGCTGCAGCATGTGCGACTGCATGACCTCCGACACACCGCCGCGACGGAGATGATCAACGCAGGCGAAGACCTGGCCACCGTCGGCAAGGTGCTGGGCCACAAAAGCCCGGCCAGCACCATGCGCTACAGCCACCACAGCACCCAAAAACAGGCGCTGGCCGTGGGGAAAATCGGGCGGAAGTCGGCCTAG